ATACCGCTGACGCATCTGCTTGAATCATGTCGTGAAGTGACATTCGACTAGACTCGCTTCGATACGATCTTCACGTAATCAACTGAGCAAACGTCAGCGTTGGTGTTCGCTGCCTTCTGCAACTGAATGATTGGTTGAAGACCGGACGAGTAAGCCGACATATCAAACGTTGTTGATGCTGCGACTCGTTGCCCGTCGATGAAGAACTTGACGTTGCTCTTGCCACCAGTGAAGTCGATCACGAATCGCTTGTAGGTCGTTCCGAGCGTAACACCTGAAGAGATGTCGTTTTTGTCAGTGGTTCCGTCATCGCTTTCGCAATAGACGAGGGTGGTGCTGTTTGCACCTTCCATGCGGAACCATGCGTGTTCAGCAACGCTGTCAGCCGTGTCGTTTCGTGTCGAGCAAACGCCGAACACTAGGATTGAACCGCTTGTGAAAGCAGCACTCAACTTGACGCGCATCTCGACACGTTGAATACCGTCGATGTCGTAGCTCAAAGCGTCGTTGTGGTGCAAAGCTAGAATCTGAATCTGGCTGGTTGCTTCGAGCGAAAGAACAGCAGCCCCACCGCTACGAACGTGCGTTGGTGGTGCCGCGCCAGTTACGTCGGTAAGCCAAGGGGTGCCGATGTTCGCTGACGTCGGGAACGTAACTGGTGTCCCATCAAAGTCGTCAACGTATTCGATAAAATCTTGAATGCCTGCCATGTTAAAAATCTTTCCAGGTAAAAACAACGGTCATCGCAGTCCGCTACGTTGTGGAGTGCAAAAAAAGGCGGGATAACGCGCCCGCCTCGCGTTTGCTTTTCGTCTCAGTAAGACTATGCAGCGTTTCGGAACAGCCCACGGAAGTCGATTGCGGCTGCTGCGAACGTTTGACGTACCTTGAATAGGTAAGTGTCGTTGACCATGTTCCAGTCGCTTTCGAGAACTGGGGACTCTTCACCAGCCAAGAATGTCAGTTCCACGGTATCGACTTGCGATGTGTTCGCAGCCAAGTACCAAACCGTCGTACTAGATGCGTCTAGCACTGGTTCGATGATTACCTTGATTGGTCGCGATCCGTTTGGTCCGTAGATGTTCAGCGTGTTGCTGTTACCAGCCGCACTTCCACCCGCACCAGGATCTGCAATCGAACCAAGCAACTGAAGTGCAGTTGCACCGTAGTTTGCCGGAACGATGATGTAAGCCGGTTGGATGTTGAGGATCGGACCAGCAACACCGTTGACGGTGATTCCGGTCTTGGTCATCATCGACAAGTAGCCAGCGTTTAGCGTTGTTACGCTTGGAGCCGCTGCCGCTGCGGATGTGTTCTTGTGACCGCCAGCGGTTGTCTGTGCGGTATCGTTGAACAACGCTCCACCGTCAGCCATGTTTGCGTTAGCAGTCAAGACACTGTAAACAACTTGGTTCTGCTTGCGTCGGCACGAGGCACCTTGCATAGCAGGAACGCGGCTCAAGGCATCAAGGTCGTCATTCACGATGGTTTCCCACGATACGCTGAAAACACTACCGTACTTTTCAACTCGGTAGGTTTCCTTTTCGTCGCCTGTTTTCGCATCGGGATAGTCCTGTCCTTCCGCAACAACTTCTGGCGAACCCATCGCACTGAAGCGAATGCGGTTGATGTTCTTCATATCGTCAACTGACTGACCTTGACGCGCCCAAAGATTCCATGTGTATGGTGCTTCTTCGTAGCCAGCCAGAAGCGACTTGTTGGCCGCGTCCATCAGCAACGCTGGGAAGTTCCCGGTCGTGTTGTAGGCTTGACCCGACCGCTGAATGCGATAACGGTTGAGCGTGCCACCGTGACCCATTGCAGCGAGTGCAATGTCTTTTGGTGCCATCTTGTTTACTGGACCGCCCATGCGCTCGACGATCATTTCCGCGAGTCGTCCGAGCTTGGTTCGCTCAAAGTCCTCGTGTCCTGGTGCTAGATCGCCAATCGGCTTGCGAAACCCAGACGATGCAAAAGATCGCTTGATAATTCCGTCGCGTGCTGCTGCGTAGAACTTGTCGTCAGCAGATTCGGTAACTCGAACATCGGAACCAACCGATGCCCCCATTGGTTGTGTTGCCATGCGTTCGATAATCCTTTTGCGAGCGTCGGAGAGACTTACAAAGCCATCACACAACTCGTCAGCGAAGGCTCGCTCAACTCTGGCAAGTTTGCATGCGGCTTGGATTTCTGTTCGTCGGACCTGATCGGCCTGAAGCGAACGTTTGATTTGGTCGATGGTGGAAGCCTGGTTCATTACCTTTGGCTTCAATTCGTCGTCCATCTTTTCGACTGGCTCTTCGGTGTACATCTTTTCGACAACAGGAAGAACTTCTTCAACCGGCTTGTCTCCTTCCATGTGTTCCACTTCTGGCATTGGTTCTTTGCTTTCGCCAACCTTGCCAATGACCCATGCCAAAACTTGGTCAGGATCAACAACGCCATCAGGAAGCCCCATTGCGGACAGCTTCGCAAGTAATTCAGGATTCATTCGAATCACCTTTCTATTCAGGTCCGTATAAGACCGCCTAACAGTCGATTGCTCATCTGCACCCGTTGCACAGATAGAAGCGTTTTGCGGTTGCCACTTCGTATGAATCAAAGCTGGTCCGTCGATAACTACCCCTCGCGGAGTCGTGTAAGATTGGCCGCGTTGAACGTAAAGCGTTTCAAGCGGTTGCCCTGTGATTGAGAAGTCCGTAATGTGACCCTCGCTCATTCGTTGCATGATCGTTTGGGATTCAGCGTCTGACGCGAACACTGGCACCCCGTAGAGTTCTCCGTTAGTTCCGTCGATCTTCATGTGCTGGATTGAGCCGAAGATGTTTCTAACGGTCTTGTCGTTGTGGCTGTCAACGATGGGGATCTGGTCGCGTCCACCACGCCACTGGATGCCGTCCATCAACAGAACTTCGTTGACGACTTGCTTGGTTTCTTCGTCCCATCGCTGGATCGGATTCTCTGTTGCAATGACTGCCCGCTGTGGTGAGACGACCGCAATAGCTCGCTCAACCTTTGGTCCGTTTAAGATTGGTAGCTTGCCCTTCTTAAGCATCTGCGACCTCCTCGGTGGGTACTGGGTTGTCTACGGTTCCGTCTGAAGCATCGGCAACAATCGCGTCGATGTTGGCTTGCTTAAGTCCGATCATGGAAAGCTGAGCGGTTGCGAGTGCTGCACTCATCGAACCGTCGGACAGTCCGTTGAGAACGTCAGTTAGTGCTTTTCGGTTCCGGTTCCATTGCAAGCGTGATAGCCCCATCCATTCGCCTGAACCTGCTTGTTCTTGCTCTTGTGCCGCTACAGACTCGTCTGCTGGTCCGACTGCACCCGTCTGAGCCGCCATCATTTGGGCTGTGACTTCTTCTTGCGTCAGAAGTCCTAGCTTCATTCGCAGGTCTTTTTCCTTCTTGGCCTGGTAGAACGTCGCTCTCCAGGATCGACCGCGAGAACCAAGTTCGTCTTGGTAGGTTGACATATACTTGGCGATAGACTCAGACGCCGCGTTCTGCTCGCTAGATGGATCAACCCATTCTTGCTCTGGCAACTGCCACTCGACTGGCGATACTCCGCGACGATCATCAAGCAGTTCGGTTGATGTCGGAAATCCTTCGAGTCCTTCACGAGCTGCTGCGTTGCAGAACTCGTCCCATACCGGCTGACAACAATGCCAAACCATGTAGTTTTGCGAACGCTTGTATCGTGGTCGATCTTCTAGCTTGGACGAACGGGAAGAACTGTAGGAAGTCTTGCTGAAGTCCTTTGCAATCGCTTCGTAGTTCGTTCCCGTGCCTGCCGAGATGCCGCGTAGCATCAGGTTAATCCACGGTTCCGATGCGGAGTTCGGTCTTCCTGGATTGATCGACTCGACAGACTCGCCTGGCTTGAGTCTTACGACCATACCTGGTTCTAAGTAGTCCATGCTGTTGCCGCTGCTGTCTACTGTGTCGTCACCCAATGGCGCCATCAGCGAACCGATTGGAGAATCAGTCTTGACCGCTACGCCAAAGCAAGACGCTACCGCACTAGCTTGCAGTTCGTTGTCAACGTAAACGCCGAGGTCTCGCATCCACGACATGATTGGAGAGAACCAACTGATGCCGCGTGATTGACCTACTCGGTCTTTTCGATAAAGATGGAGGATCTCGCTGGCGGGTACTCGCTCCGGTGTCTGGTTCTTGATTGTGTACGGGCTGTTGGGATGTTCTGGATAGATCCAGTACGCTACTGGCTTACCTTTGTCGTCAAGCTCAACACCACGAATGATTCGATTACCAGATTCACGGCTTGCTCTGGTTGTGAATGTGTCTCGTTCAAGCGATAGCCTGTCAGCTTCAATCAACTCCAAAGCCAATGGGACTGGGCGATAGATGCCTCTATAGTCTTTTCCAGGTGTCTTGATGAGTCGCACTAGAACTTCGCCAGCTTCGACCATCTCACGTTGACAAAGAACCTGGATCTCGGCAAAGGTAAGCTCGCCGTTAATGTCGCAGACTTCGCACCATTCTGAGAATGCTTTGTCTCGGATGTCGTTTACATCTTCGATGTCTTCGCCTTCAGCGGTCTCAAAGGTCGATTGTGCCGTGATTCCGTCGCCAATGACATTGCTGACAATCGTATCAACTACGTTCCATGCGTAGGCATTGTCACGGACTAACGATCTGGCCCACGCTCGCATCGAGTCTGCGCCGAACGGTCCAAGTAGTTCTTGGTCGGCGGCTTGATTGCGTGGCTTCTTGTTGTTGGTCAGCCGATTGGCTTCTGCTCCTTGGTAGGATCGAAGAACCTTGCGGGCTTGCTGACGACGAACACCAGCCATCGGCGAAAAAAAGCTAACGACTGAATCGATGACGTTCATCGCGGTCTCCCTAGTCTTGCAACTGAGAAACCACCTGAGCCGCTTTCACGCTGAACTGCAAACTCAAGATGCTTGCGTTGCTCAAATAGAGTTGCTAAATCTAGCTTTGTGACCGACCTCGCACCAATGTTATAGCTACTCGCGCCGCCTTCAAGCAAAGCCGAGATTGCCGCGTCAATTTGTGCCAACAGGTCTGCAGATGTCGCCATTAAAGTATCATGGCGAAGTTATTGCCTAAGCGTATCTACTTGTTTCCGCTGTGTGGAAAAGCGTCCGAATCTTTCCAAGTGTTGCCGCAATAGTGGCACCGGCAATACCGCACATTCCCGCGAGTCGCAAAGACTCTAGTGAAGTTCGTGTCTGGTTGTCTTAGCGTCGTGCATGCTGTGCATGGTTTAGCCGTAAAGGTCCGAGACCGTGCGCGTGGCTCTTCTGTCACCAGGACTGGCAACGCCACTGCTGGCGGTTGCTGCTCAATCGTCGCTGTTGTCATTGGTTTTTTCTTTCTGCTCATTGGTACTTATCGTCTCCGTGGTATCCAATTCCCGCCGCCTGGTCGTTTCCTGAATCGATTGTTGTTCTGTTGTGCTGAATGCTGCCTTGGTCTGACTGGCTCTTTTGGTTGAGTCTGGACCGTTGGAACAATCCGAACACCAAGCACGCCACCCGCTGCACATGCATAGCCAGCCGCGTCTAGCCAGTGGTTGTTATTCCGGTCAATCACAGTCCAAGCGGTTTTGAATCCCTTGCCAGGAAGCGGAATATGTTCGAGTCGCTCGCTCACCATGCTCTTGGCAAAAGGGATGTGGTACTTGCCATCGTTGTCAGGAGGTTCAAACAATGCCAACGATTGAGGTGTTCGCTCTTCACTAAACCAAGGTTCTGTCTGCAATCGCTCCTGTAGCCAGTTTTTCCAAAAGACTGTGTTCGGATGAAACAAACCAAGCGGCCTGCCTCGTTGGTCGAGAACCTGCGTTGCGTGGCATTCGTAATACACTTGGTTCCTGTCAGTTTGCTTCGGTTGCCAGTAGTTGGAGTCTGGTCCCTTGATTGCAAACACTCCCTTGCCTAGTCGCCTGCATGCCTCGTAGATCGCTTCTGGTTTGTAGCCTGAGTCGATGAACGTCAAGTCGATCTTGTACGACGAGTTCTCGACAACGAAGGCTTGTAACGCTGTCAACATCGCCAGCTCGATTGTCGAGTCGCTGCTATTGGTTGTCAGTCCGTGCGTCATAAACTTGCCATAGTCGATGATCGAGCTTGTCCCGTCTTCTGCGAATGCAATATCGACAAACCAGCAATTGACCTTGCCCATGTCGATTCCGCGTGTAACGTACTTGGCCCAAGGTGGTACCTCTTGACGCTGTAGCCTTGATAGACACCCTGTAACGTGCTGATAGGTCAAATCAATCGTTTGGATCTGTTCCGCTTCTGGCGGGTCGTTCTGATATTCAGTACAGAAAGCGTCGTAGCTTGTGTCTGCGATTGCGTTAAAAACAACCTGCCAAGCTGAATGGACCGTTATCCAGCCATCTTTTAGAACCGTGGCTTTGTAGTTGTCGGCAAGCAGTTCACCGCCAAGCTCCATCGCTTCACGGTTCTCCAGAAAGAACTGGGTTGCCGTGCGTCCGTAGCGATCTCCGTCGCGTTGGTCCTTTGCTCGCATTGCTATATAAGTGTGCCAAAGTCCGTCTTCTTTCTTCCACTCTTCAGGCCACTTTTCAACCCAACCGAATCGCTCGCCCATCCAAGAAGGCTTTGTCTCTGGATCTGTGTATTTGAAAGAGTTAGACTTGCGATTCTGGACCGTTGTTATCATCACTTGTGCAAGTTCTTTGTCTTCACCCGCCAGCCCTGCAATGTCCTTTTCGATTGCATTCTCACGATCCTCAATCTGCGAATCGCTCTTTGCCGATTCACGAGTCTCTGGTTCGTCGATTGGCACGAAGTCAGGACGGTCGCCGTCTCGGTTGATTCCTCGAATTGCTGCGTCTAGCCCGCGATATTCCAACCGAACCCCGCCGTAATCAATTGGACCTCGATACTGTGCAGGAACGTCAGCAAGTCGCAGCCCGTCAGCAGTCCACTGAATCCGTGTTAAGACTCCGTCGATGTGCTGCCTACCTGCTCGCTGTGGTGCGCCTTCTAACGCTCGGACTGGGGCGCAGATTTCTGGGAAGTCCTCCATCAGCAAATCGTTGAACATCATCTTTTTGCGAAAGTCTTCGTAAAGCTCTTTGGCGTGGTTCGTCGTCGGACCAATCGGAACAGGGAAACGAAC